GAAGATGGGAAACCAACCACGGGGGGGAGTATTTTGCAGCTGGTGTCGGTGGTTCCATAACAGGGCGTGGTGCAGATTTGCTCATTATCGACGATCCACACTCCGAACAAGACGCTTTAAGTAAGACTGCGATGGAGAATGCATGGGAATGGTACACTTCAGGTCCCCGTCAGCGTCTTCAACCTGGGGGAAGTATCGTTGTAGTCATGACTCGTTGGTCAGAAGACGACTTAACAGAGCGTTTGATCGAGGCTCAAGCCAAAGATCCGCTCGCAGACAAGTGGGAGATTGTCGATTTCCCTGCGCTCATGGACGACGGCACCCCTCAATGGCCAGAATTCTGGAAAAAAGATCAATTAGAAGCGGTTCGAGCCTCATTGCCCGTGGCTAAATGGAATGCACAGTGGCAACAACAGCCCACATCCGAAGAAACTTCCATAATTAAGCGTGAATGGTGGCAATGTTGGGAGAAAGATCAACCACCACTGCAATATATCATTCAAAGTTACGATACTGCGTTCTCATCAAAGACAACAGCGGACTATTCTGCGATTACAACGTGGGGAGTTTTCTATAATGAGATGACAGGTAAGCAAAATTTGCTATTAATGGAAGCTGATAGAGGAAGATGGGACTTTCCCGAACTAAAAAGAATCGCTTTAGAGAAAAACCAGTATTGGCAGCCCGAACAAATTATTATTGAAGCGAAAGCAACAGGACTTCCCCTCACGCACGAACTCCAAGCCATGGGAATACCCGTAATCAACTTCACACCAAGTCGAGGAAACGACAAAATGGTGCGAGTCAACTCGGTGGCACCCTTATTTGAAAGCGGAATGGTTTGGTATCCTGCTTATAAATGGGCAGAAGAAGTGATTGAAGAGTGTGCCGCTTTCCCTTATGGTAGAAACGATGACTATGTGGATTCGATGACACAAGCGTTGATGCGATATCGACAGTTTGGTGCCTTGGTTCACGAAGATGATGAAGAGGTAGATTGGAGACCTAGACGTAAGATTGCATTTTATGGATCTTAGGGTATAAATAATTATGGCTGAAATTGATAAAACGTTAAATGAAGCACCACAAGGTGTGGAAGAAGAAATAGTTACAGAAACAGTTAGCGAAGATACACCGCTAGAGATTGAGGTAGAGGGCGATGAGCCCGTGAGCCTTGGTCCCGTGCCCACGGACACCGGTGACGGATTCGCAGACAACTTAGCCGAAGCCATCGAAGAAGAAACTCTCGCAAAAATTTCAAACGAGCTACGCTCCCAGTTCTCGGTCGACCAGACCAGTAGAAAAGATTGGGAACAAAGTTACATCAAAGGATTAGATTTATTAGGATTCAAATATCAAGAAGTCAGTGAACCTTTTAGAGGCGCTGCATCAGTTTCTCATCCACTACTCGCTGAAGCCGTCACGCAGTTTCAAGCAGGAGCTTATAAAGAGCTCTTGCCTGCGGGCGGACCTGTTAAAACAACCATCTTAGGAGAAGCAACTCCTGAGGTGGAACAACAGGCAGAACGAGTGAAGGATTTTATGAACTATCAGATTACTTATAAGATGAAAGAGTACGATCCCGAAATGGATCAATTACTTTTTCATTTACCTTTAGCAGGTAGTGCGTTTAAAAAAGTTTATTTTGATGGCAACATGGGAAGACCGTGTTCGAAATTTATTCCGAGTGAAGACTTGGTCGTGAACTACGGAGCATCAGAATTAGAAGATGCGGAAAGAATCACTCACGTCATAAAAATTTCTCCGAACGATTTAAAGCGACAAATGATTTCTGGTTTTTACAGAGATATTGAAATTGATGAGAACGACGAATTGTATTCTTCGTATTCTGATATTCAAGAAAAGTACGACGAGTTAGAAGGCGTACAGAAATCTGAATATGCAGGACAGTATCAGTTACTGGAAATGCACGTTGATTTAGATCTCGAAGGGTATGAAAACCTCGGAGCGAATGGTGAGCCCACAGGACTAAAACTGCCTTACGTTGTGACACTGGAACAAGGCACAGGAAAAATTTTATCAATCTATCGAAACTATTTACCGAGCGATCCAATGTTTATGAGACAAAAATATTTTGTCCACTACAAGTTTTTACCTGGTCTCGGATTTTATGGTTTTGGTTTAGTGCATATGTTGGGTGGCTTAACAAGAACGGCTACAGCTGCTTTACGACAATTGCTAGATGCAGGTACATTATCCAACTTACCTGCTGGTTTCAAATCCAGAGGACTTCGAGTCAGAGATGATGAAGAACCTCTAACACCGGGTGAGTTCAGAGATGTCGATGCACCTGGAGGAGATTTACGAAATGCGTTAATGCCACTGCCTTACAAAGGACCCGATGGAACATTATTTCAATTACTCGGTTATGTGGTCGATGCAGGAAGAAGATTTGCAGCTATTGCTGACATGAAGGTAGGAGATGGTTCTCAAGCGAACCCTGTCGGTACTACCATGGCATTATTAGAACAAGGTTCGAAAGTCATGAGTGGTATTCACAAAAGATGTCACTATGCACAAAAAGAAGAATTCCAATTACTCGCAAGATTATTTTCTACTGCTCTACCAGGAGAATATCCGTATGAAGTTTCTGGTGGTAATCGTGCAATCAAGACAACGGACTTTGATGAAAGAGTCGATGTCTTACCTGTATCTGATCCAAACATCTTCTCGATGTCACAGAGAATTATGTTGGCACAAACACAATTACAATTAGCACAGAGCAATCCAGAGATTCACAATTTATACGAAGCGTATCGCAGAATGTATATGGCGTTAGGTGTCCAACAAATTGAAAATATTTTACCACCTCCCGCAGGACCACAACCGATGGATCCTGGTGTTGAGAACTCACAAGCATTAATGATGGGACAATTGACAGTATTCCCCGATCAAGATCATATCGCTCACATGGAAGCACACCGTGCCTTTATGAGTTCGTATTTGGTGAGAAACAATCCACAAGTTTTAACTGTACTTCAAGCACACGTGATTGAACATGTTTCTGCACAAGCCAGAAAAGAAGTGATGATCGAACTAGAACCAATCTTACAACAAGAAGCGATGAAGTTCGGAGGACAAGTTCCACCAGAACTACAACAACAGTTCCAAGCACAAATTGAAAATCAAGTTGCCGTGAAGATTGCAGCTATTACCGATGACATGGTCGCAGAAGAACAAGAAGCTTTACCACTAGGAAGTGGTCCCGATCCATTAGTTGATTTAAAGATGAGAGAACTAGATTTAGAACAACAAAAAATTAATGTTGATGCAGCAGACGATCTTGCTCAACATAAATTAGAAGAAGAAAAATTAAGTTATAAAAAATCTATTGATGCCGCCAAACTAGCACAGCAACAAAACATTCAAGATCAACGATCAGCTATTCAAAGAGAGAGATTAAATGCCTCTAAAAAAAGGTAGTAGTAATCGTACAGTTAGTGCTAATATATCTAAACTGAGGAAAGAAGGTAAACCTCAGAAACAAGCAATTGCGATTGCACTACAGAAGGCAGGTAAATCGAATGTCAAAAAAACAAAAAGATAAAAATCCTTTAGACGAGATTGATAGAGCATCTGTTGATTCCCTTACTTACGAATTTAAAATGTTATTTAGTTTATATGTTTCACAGGGCCAAGATCCATTAGCCATTGCTAGTTCTTTTCTCGCTGCAGGACAGTGGGCAATGAACCGAGAATTAGGTTTAAAAGAAACTCAAGATCTGTTAAGATTATTGGCAAATTATAAATACGAGGTTATTACTCAAACAAATAGTACGATACATTAGGAGATTACAATGGCACTAAAACCAATTGATAAAAAGAAAAACCCAGGTCTTGCAAAACTACCCACCGGTGTAAGAAACAAAATGGGCTACATGAAAAAAGGTGGCGTTGTGAAAAAAGGAGATGGTGGTATGGTTTTAGAGATTGGCTTACGTCCTGCTACTGAAAAGGAAATGAAAGAAGCAAAGAAGATGGCTAAGACCAAAAAAGCTAATGGTGGCGAGGTTCGTGGGACAGGAGCAGCTATCACAGGAAAAGGTTTCAAGGGAGTATTTTAATGGCTGACGATAAAGATAAAAAAACTAGCTTGAAAGAAAAGATCGGTTTATTCATCGACAAGAAACTAACTTTCGGTGGAGGACTATCTACACCACAAAAAATTATTGATATGGCAGAAGAAGCTGTCGGAGTAGATTCTTATAAAGATATTGATACTCAAGAAAAGTTTAATCAGTTTAAAAAAATCATGAATGAAATGTCATCAAAGTATAAAGATGGCGTGCCGAAGGAAGCTAAAAACGGAGGCATGATTAAAAAATTTAGAAGAGGTGGGTCCGTTGAAGGAAAAAGACTCACCCGAACAGTTCCCCCTAAAAAGGGACCTAACTCTCAAGGCATGAGAGGAACTGGTGCTGCTATTCGTGGTACCAAATTCAAAGGAGTATTCTAATGGATATGATCAAAAAACTTTGGGAAGAACATCCCAAGAAAAAATGGCTCGTGATCGGTATTGTTATCGGTTGGGCTGTCGCAACTTATGTTATCTAAAATTTTAGGCGGATCTTTGGTGGACACTGTTGGTAAAGTGATCGACAGTGTTCACACTTCAGAAGAAGAAAAAGGCAAAATAAAAATAAGACTACAAGAACTTGAAAATGAAATTAATTCAAAACAAATGGATATTAACTTAGCGGATGCTCAATCTACAGCTACAGATATTTCAGGCATCTTGCAGCGTTCTTGGCGCCCCCTCATTGGATTTAGTGCAGCGTTGGCCATATTTTTCGAATTTGTCCTTAAACCTTTTATCGTGTTCTTTTTAGGTGTTTTTAATATTGAAGTGGGTCCACTACCACAAATGAACATGGAACAATTGATGCCTTTAGTCATGGCATTGCTCGGAATGGCTGGCTTGAGAACTTTCGAGAAGCATAAAAAAATTACCAAATAGTGGAAGTAAATATATATTCAGCAATTTTACGTCTAATAACTACTAGACAAGATGATATAAAGTCTGTAATTATGGATGGAAACGTAGAGAACTGGGACAGATACCAATTCCTAGTTGGGCAACTCACTTCTCTTCGCAAACTCGATACAGATATTAGGGATCTGTACCGCAAATGGGAGGTAGACGATGACGTCACAGACGGGGCTGATAATGCCCAAAGAAAAAAAGATAGTGGGGATTCAACCCGCTGAGAAAAAAGAAGAAGAAAAACAAGACCTAAGTAGAGTCCCCAAACCAACAGGTTGGAGATTAGTAGTTCTTCCATACCGAGGTGTGGCAAAGACTAAAGGTGGAGTTTTATTAACTGACAAAGCAGTAGAAGAACAACAGATTGCTTCTGTATGTGCTTTAGTCCTAGAAGTCGGGCCCGACGCTTACGCAGACAAGGATAAGTTTCCACATGGACCTTGGTGTAAAAAAGGCGACTGGGTAATTATTGCTCGATACGCTGGATCTCGAATCAAAATCGAGGGAGGCGAACTCAGAATATTAAACGATGATGAAATCTTAGGGACCGTTGATAGTCCTGAAGATGTGTTAGGAGTGTACGCATGAACGAAGTAGATAGACAAGTTGCTGAACTACAAGCTCAGTCAGAACAAAAGAAAAAAGCTGAGTATTCAGTAGAGGTTGAAAGTGAAGATATCGCTGCTCCTACCGAAGAGAAGGAAGTGGAGATTCCACAGGAGACGAAAACTTTTGAAGCAGAGGCTACTCAAGATGATGGTCAAGAAGAACCTGTTGTCGAAGACAAGTCAAAGCAAGAAGAAGTAGAAGTCGAAGAACCTAAACAAGATTCCAAAGAAAAATATAGTAAGTCTGTTCAGAAAAGATTTGATGAATATGCTTATCAACTTGGTGAGTCTAGACGACGTGAAGAAGAAGCAATAAAAATTGCTCAAGCTATTAAATCCGAAAGAGATAAAATTCAAGAAGAATTAGGAAAGCTTAATAGTGGCTATGTCAATGAGATGGGTGGTCGTTTGACTGGATCCATGGAAGCAGCAAAAGCAAAGCTGAAGAAAGCTATGGAAGACCAGGATTATGATGCTGTCGCATCTGCACAATTAGAAATCGGACGATTAGGTGCAGAACAAAACAAGTATGAGCAAATGAAAGCTGCTGAAGAGGCTAGAGCAAACGCTCCTAAAGAGAAAGAGATTGAGATACCAAAACCTCAACCTCAAGCCGTTAAGGATCCAAAAGCTGAGTCTTGGGCAGAGCAAAACGAATGGTTTGGCAGAGATAAAGTCATGACCAATGTTGCTTATGCAATTCACGAAGATTTAGTCAATCAAGGTGTTGATCCACGCACAGATTATTACTATACTGAGATTGATAAACGTATGAGGGAAAACCTTCCTCATAAGTTTCAACAAGATTCTTCAACCGAAGAACCCGCAAGGCAACAGCCCGTCCAGACTGTTGCAAGCGCACATCGAAACAGAGGCACAGGACGCAACGTAGTTAAGTTGTCAAGTTCAGAAGCGGCTATCGCTAAACGACTTGGTCTTTCCAACGAGCAATATGCGTCGGAAAAACTAAAGTTACAGAGGAGGTAACATTATGGTAGATAAGACACCGAGATCTGCATCCACTAGGGATAAAGAAGCACGCAAGAAACATTGGCAGCTACCAAGCTCGCTTGATACACCGGAACCACCTGAAGGTTTTAAATTCAGATGGATTAGGGAATCAGTACATGGATATCAAGATAACAAAAACGTTATCAGCCGAAGAAGACAAGGTTATGAACTTGTTAGAGCGGATGAATATCCAGACTTCGATTTTCCTTCCGATTCCACAGGACAGTACAAAGGTATTGTTTCTGTGAGTGGACTATTATTGGCAAAGGTGCCGATAGAGATCGCAATGGAGAGAGATCAATACTACTCCGACCAAGCTAAAGGTCAGCAGGAAGCTGTTGACAACGATCTTCTAAAGGAACAACACCCTTCAATGCCAATTAATACGCCCGAGCGAAGAACTAAAGTTACGTTCGGTGGCTCGAAAAAAAGTGAATAATTTTTTTTCAGACCTAGACGTAACACTTACTAACAACACATACTTTTAAAGGAGTATTAAAATGGCAAATCAAGACGCTGCATTCGGTTTCAGAGCTGTAAGAATGCAAGGTTCAGGTCCGTCCACAAACGGTCAGACTCAATACCTTGTTGCTAACGGTTATGGAACTTCAATCTTCCAGGGTGATCCTGTGGAGATGGTTGCTGGTGGTACATTAGAAGTTGCTAACGGTGTTGCTGATGTAGTAGTAGGTGTTTTCAATGGCGTTAATTATGTTGACGTCAACACAAGAAAACCCGTATGGTCTAACTATCATTCAGGTGGCACTTCAAGCTACGATGGTATCATTAAAGCATTCGTACAAGATGATCCTAACCAGTTATTTGAAGTTCAAGTATCTGGTGCAATGGCAAACGCTAACATCGGTGAAACAGCTAACTTAGTTTACACTGCTGGTTCTACACATAGTGGAACTTCAAAAGCAGAAGTAAACAGTGAAACTTTTTCAACTGGTGCTAACACTGCTGTTAAAATTGTTGGAATTTCAGGAGATCCTGAGAACTCAGATCTTACTGCTAACAATGCAAACATCATCATTAAATGGAACAAGCACCTATACAGTGCTAATACCGCAGGCATATAGGAGGTTAAACTATGGCTATATCTAGAAGTCAACTCGTTAAAGAGTTAGAGCCAGGTTTGAACGCTCTGTTCGGCTTGGAATACGCACGTTATGATAATGAGCATGCTGAAATCTTTGACGCTGAGTCATCAGACAGAGCGTTTGAAGAAGAAGTAATGTTAGCAGGTTTCGGAACTGCACCTACCAAACAAGAAGGTGAAGGTGTTGCATTCGATACAGCTAACGAAACTTTCACAGCTCGTTATACACACGACACAATTGCACTTGCATTCTCAATCACTGAGGAAGCTGTAGAGGACAACCTCTATGACAGACTCGCTGCGAGATACACAAGAGCACTTGCTCGTTCAATGGCAAATACAAAGCAAGTTAAAGCTGCATCTATTCTTAATACAGCTTTCGCTGCTGGTGGCGCTGCAGGAACAAATCCTGGTGGTGACGGTGTATCACTAATCAATACACAACACCCACTTCAGTCTGGTGGAAATCTATCAAACAGACTAGCTACCGATGCTGACTTGAACGAAGCATCACTTGAGCAAGCATTAATCGACATCGCTGATTTCAGAGATGAGAGAGGCTTAAGAACAGCTATCCAAGGTATGAAACTTATCGTACCAAGACAGCTACAGTTCACAGCTAACAGATTAATGGAGTCAACATTAAGAACTGGTACAGCAGATAATGATATCAACGCAATCAAGAGCATGGGAGTAATTCCACAAGGTTACGTTGTAAACCATTACTTAACTGATCCAGATGCTTTCTACATCAAGACTGACGCTCCTAACGGATTCAAACACTTCACAAGAACTCCGTTAAAGACAGTGATGGAAGGTGACTTTGATACAGGTAACATCCGATACAAAGCAAGAGAGAGATACTCATTTGGTTTCTCTGATCCACGTTGTGTATTCGGTACATCTGGTGCATAATCTTTAAACACTAATTAAAGAGGGCGTATGTCTTTGACTGCGCCCTTTTTTTATGCCATATTATAATTCTAGCATAACAAGTTACACAAACTGAGCTAGCAGACGGTATAGAGATTGTGTGACGAGGTCTATACAACCATGGAGGTTTATTATGGCAACAACTACATTTACAGGCCCAATCGTAGGTCTAAGAGGTGTAATCGCAGGTCCAAACCCAAACGCATCTGATACAGATCAGGGAGGAACTACACCTTTTACAAGAACAAGCAACACTGAAATTACATCTGGTTCTACAACTTTAGATGCAACAACTAACGAAGGCGTAATGGCATATGTTTCTGACGGTGCTAATGGCGCAGCAGTTATAGCTTTCTCTGATGGAGCAACTTGGTTAAGATGCGATACACTTGCTAACGTATCATCATCATAAGGAGTAGATAATGTTAAATTATAGATCAGCTAAAGTAACTGGAAACGGTGACGTCAGCGCTGGCCCTGCAAGGCTCGTAGCTGTTCATGCTGTTTGTGGTGCATCTGCGGGCAGTATCGTTTTAAAAGATGGTGACGGAGGTACAACTTTGTTGGATCTTGATACTCCTGCAAGCGCAACAGCAGTGATTGACACTTACATTGGAGACATGGGTATTCGTTTTGAAACAAATATTCATGCTACACTAACTAATGTTACTTCGGTAACTTGTATCTTTGGCTAATGAGAAAAAGAGACAAGCAACCACCGAAAACTAAAAAGTATTTCCGCTCTACCAAAAGTGGGGCGGGAATGACTTCAGCAGGTGTCGCTCGTTACAGACGAGAGAACCCTGGTTCAAAATTATCGACAGCAGTTACAGAGAAAAGTCCTACTGGTAAAAGAGCATCAAGAAGAAAATCTTATTGTGCTCGTTCTGCTGGTCAAATGAAAAAATTTCCTAAAGCTGCAAAGGACCCTAATTCAAGATTAAGACAAGCGAGAAAAAGATGGAGATGCTAGATAATTGTATAGCATGCGGTTGTGATCCGTGTATATGCGACGATGGTTGTGATAGCTGTGGTGCGTAATGAAAACAATCGAAGACAGATTAAAATGTTTCGGTCGACGATTATATGAAGCTGCAATTCCTTGTGCGGTTTTAATGGTTCAAGGAAAGGTGTTGGCGTTAACACCTAAACATATTTTAATAGCGCTAAAGACGGGTGTAGTGACTGGAGCTCTTGCTACATTATTAACTTTTATACCTTTTTTAAGGAAGTATTATAACAATGAGATTATTCTATCTTTTATTATTTTTGTTTGCACATCATGTGCTGATATACTCACTCATCCTACTCATTTTGGATGGGCAACTG